GATTCTACTTCAACTGCGAATACAGGCTTTCCCACTCAGCAAGCATCACCCGATACAACTCCTTGCCCTCCAACCCAGCCCAACACGACACATCAGCAGAAGCCCACCAACCCTCCGACAACATCTCCGCACCAGCCCGAACCTTCCGAGGATTCCTAGCCTGACGCACCACAGGTCGAGACGAATGAACATCATCCCAATCAAACGACGTATCAAGCAGAACACCCGAACCCTCATGAAACTCAAACGGTGCATCCGGTGCGTGTTGAGGGAGATAGAACAGTCGGGCAGGGTCTTTCGTCTGTGGGTCGGCAGGAAGATTGAGACGCTCAACCATCTCCAACCACACCGCCCGCCACAACCCAGCAGGCACACGCTCAGCCAACGGCAACACCAGGTGATAGTGCGGATCATCCAACCGATGCGAATACGTCGAATACGCAAACCACTCCAACCCATCCAACCGAGCCGACTCAAACGACGAACCATCCAAGTCCACCACCAGCGACTCCACAAACCGAACATTCCTGTTCCCGCGAGTCGTATTCTCGTAATAGGTGACAGGCGACCACAACGCCCCAGCCGACTTCACCTCATTCTCCTCATGGAACATGAGCAACTCTTTGAGCTGCGACCAGGACGACGCCAACGGCTGGGGCTGAACCGCCTTCACCGAACTAAACCAAACCGCCATACCCACCCCTCCTCACCCCCACCCTAGCCAACCGGCACGGAAAGTCAACTAATCGGCAAGAGTCCTGAGAACCCTATCTATCGCAGCCAGATAGTCCTGGGCGATCTTGTCTTTCATCTTTCGGACGGTAGGCCAGAAGAAATAGCCTGATCTGCCTCGATGCCTCAAGAACTGGCGGGTCGTGGGTCTGACACCGCCACCGAACTCGGCACCGAAGAACACGTCACCCCGAGTCACCTTGCGTTTCCTCGTTCGATTCGGTCGAGACTCCGACACAAAGTTTGAGGACTGCGACAATTTGACGGCAGGAATCCTGTCGTTATACGGCTTCATCCCCCTCATCACCTCCACAGCCTGACGGCTACGGGTCACGGTAGATGCCTCAACCTTGGCCTCATCCACAATCTGCTGGGCTACCCCTCGAGCCGCCTCGCGCATATGCGAGTTGAACCGGTCATCCATCTTGGCAGCCTTACGGAGGAAGTCGGCTAGACCGTCAATGAGGACAGCGGGTTTCCCAGCTTGGGGTGCGATGGCGACACGAGACGCACGACCAAGTGGAACACCGTAGAACGCCATGTTCTGAGATTACCTGTTGAGGTGGACGGCTCTCCATCGGAGATAGCCGACCATCGTGTAAAGCATTCTGGGTGATTCAGCCAGCAACACCGACGGAGCGATACCTGTCTCGCAGGACAGATATGCGATCAGCCAATGGGCTGACTGCTCTCCAAAGGGGCGATCACGGCTTGCGCTGCATCTCCCAAAGTCATCGCCTCTTGCTCGTTGCACCAGGAGTCGAAGTCCAACCCTGTCTTCTTGGTGCGATGCTCAGCATGCCAAGCGAGGAACGCTAGATCGGTGAGCGACAAACCATCCTCAAACTTTGCGACACTCTTGCTGAACTTCTGCTCGTAGGCGATGAAGTCTGGGAATGTGGCGATGACGATTCGGGTTGAGCCGTCTGATGCGCTGACCACTTCAAGTGGCAGTTTCATTTGTTACCTCCGCAGGTAAGGGTTGTGATGAAAGTTATGCGCCGGTGCCGGTCTTGGTGACGTTGCCGTCAATTGGCCAGGTGATGCTGGCAGTCGCGAGCTCTCCCACGGCTCCGGCCACAGGTGTCCAGGACACCGGAAGCACATTGAATGCATATTGCGGATTGCTGGAACCAGCAGCGGCTGTGCCGTTCGGCTTGACGGTCATCGCAACAGGGGTGCCTGCGGCGAAGGCGTCGTAGAACAACTTCTCGATCGTCGGGTAGTCCTGGTGGAGATCGATCGTGACCGAGTGATCCTTCAGGCCTTGGATGCGGGTGACTGCGCCCGACGAACCGAAGTTGGTGGTTGGGATTTCCGCAGCCGTCAGGTTGAGGGTGACTGCTGCGACGTATGAGGAAATGTCAGTTGCAGCGGTGCCGAAAGTGACATTGACATTCGTCAGAACTTGCTTTGCCATTGTTGGTGACTCCTGCCTTCCGGCACTAGAGGGGTTGGATTACAAACCACAACACTACACCCCAACGCTTCACCCTCTCAAGGGTTAGGCGTACACAACCACCCTAAAGTCCACCATGAGATAGGTCGTATCGTTCCCGTCCATCGTCGAAATGTTCGAGGCAGTTTCGACGATGAGGTTCTGTACGACACCACCAAGCGTCCGATCAGCCTCAATCGCAGCCCGAACCGAAGTCGCACCCTGATAGGACAGATACCCGTCCAAGGCGTTCTGTGCTGAGCGTTCCGCAGCGCGACCCACCACAACCGACACCGTGAACGTATGGATAACCAGACCCCCGCCCATCGCACCGTTGTAAGTGATGGATTCCAGCATCGGCCAAGCGAACGGAGCATTGATGTTGTCCGGTTGCTGAGCATAGGCACGAAGCCCAGGGATGGTCGCCAGACGAGTCTGGAGGCCTTCTTTGATTTGGGTGACGGTGGTTGCTGCGCTCACGCAAACATCCGCATTCGTCGATACGGTTCGACGAGCTGCGCGACATCAGGGTCAAGGAAGCGTGACACACGGATCGCACCGATGTCACCGAACCCAGCCACCCCGAGTGGCGAGTCGTAACGCTTGAAGATTCGTGACGCCTGAATGATCGTCGCCTGCGTCACCGTTGAAGGAACCGAAGGCCAACCGAATGTCGCAGTCACCTTCACCAATGCTTGCTCACCGTAGTTAGCATTCAGGGTGGGGAATAGATAGTCGCCGACTGCACGGATGCGATCGTATGGCCAAGTCAACCCATCGAGGACACCATTCAACGGTTCCAACTGATAGTCGGTTGTCGTCCAAGTAATGTCGAACACGCCGTCACCAAGGCTTGAGGTTTGGAGCGTGATCGCCGTACCGGACACGTCATCAATCGAGCAGGTGAACTCAGACTCAGCCGTAAAGATACGCGCAGTCGCAGAACCAACAGACCAGAACTGGCGGTTGCAATACCCGTCAATGAGACGGCTCGCAGCCTCAGCACAGTTATCAATCAGGTCGTCGTCAAGCGTGTCGGCTGTGCCGATGCGGAGCGCAGCCTTGATCTGGTTGCGTGTCGCATAGCCATTTGTAATCATTCCTGAATCTCCGACAATTTCAACATTTGCTGTTCTCCTACATTAGTGCCTCTGCGACGGTTGCATCCCCTACAAGACAACGCAATATTTGACGGGTCGGACGATCCGCCCCGTGAAACTGGAATTAGATGATCCAATTCGGCATTTTTCAGAGATATATCTTGAGCGCACATGTAACACTTCCCACCGTCTCTTTCATAGATTTCATATCGTCTGGCAATAGAGACAGTTCGAGTGCGGGCGCGATGTTTGGCCGTATGATCCATTGATTTACAGGTTTTGCTGCAATATATTGCGTTTGATTTACGTTCTCGTAAAGAGATAGAACATCTACGACATTTGCCCATATTGAGCTTGGAGGCTCTACGTTTGTTTTGTTTCGTATAGGAGCAGATGTAAGAACAGGTCACATGACTTGGCCTGATTTGTGCAAATCTTGAGTCGCAAATAAGACATTGGGCAATTGTTCCGCGATGCCACTTCGTGATTGTCACGGCTCTATGCTATCCCACGCGGTTTGCTGAGAATCCATTGGTTGTTCTCACGCAACTCAACATCCACACCCACCTCATCGGTGAACACCTGCACATCCCGACGCACCGCCACCCAATCCCAATCATCCCCCATCAACACCCCACCCGCCGACAGAATCGACCACGCCATCCGCAACTCCAACAACGTCTCCCCAACCTCATGAGCCGAATCCAAATACACCACATCCGGCAACCCACTCAAATAGCCGATCTGATGAATCCGCTCCAGAAACCGCATCCCCACAATGGAAGTCGCGTGAATTGGATGAATCCGATGCGTCAACCCAGCCGCCACCACATTCGCCGCGAACCGCTCAAAGATGGTCGGCCTACCATTCCGCAACTGCAAGAACCGCCAACCCCCAGACTTAGCCAACTCCAACTCCCAATGATGCATATTCACATCACCACAAAACGGATCGACACACACCACCGCACAATCCAACCCCTGTGCCTCAATACGTCGAGCCACCTTGATCGCCGACCCACCCAACATCGTGCCAAGCTCCAACCAGAACCTCGGCTTCACCCTACCCAGCACCTCGTCAATGACTTGATCGGTGATATGTGTATGTTCATACCTGTCGTCGGGTTCACCAGCGTCGGCGTAGCAATCCTGCCCCAACGCGAACTGGCGTAACTCGTCAAGAATCAAGACCAGGTTCCCTTGTATTTGATGAGATAATCGTTCTCCAGTACGAGGTTGATTCGACCATAGCGTTCCTCTTTGCGACCCCGAGCATGCCGATCCGTGAAATCGTTGAACAACAGATGTGCCGTCGGCTCGGCCTCATGATAAGTCCGAGTCCATTCCACCTCAGCGCGAATCGAATCCCTCTGCGTCACCGGCGAAAATAGGTGAACCTTGCTGAGGGTTTCCCGTGTATAGATACCCATGAACATCCCGAACCAGCCAGGGTCATTCGTCAACGCCACCGACCCAGGATGACTGAACGCCTCATCGATGAACGACCCGTCCTTCACAACCACCGTGTCGTGCAGGAACAGAAACCTGTCGAGCGCGGTGTTCTCATACAGCCATTGAATCTTCCCCAACTCCCACGTCCCCGCCTGACGCAACACCAGAACCTCACGATCACCCAACGACTTCAAGCAATCAGACAACCAATGCTCACGCCCAGGCGTCGTAGCAACAACAACTATCTGTCCCAACCTAACTCCACCCTTCTATCCAAATCCCACTCCTCATGAGCAGGAACACCGTTCGCCCAACGCTTCTCATACAGCATTTGATTCGCCTGAAAGGACTTCGTGTTCGCTTCAGCTAGAGACGGGTCAGAAGCGATGGTCGAGGAGTTGTCGTGATTTACTTTCGCTGACGAGTGAACGATTGGGATTCCGTGTGCTTGCGCTCGACGCTCGAAGTCGTTGTCCTCAAAGTAGGCGGGATGGAAGTTCTCGCAGAACAGGCCAATCTTGCCGACTACGTTGCGTCCAACATGAGCGCAAGCCCAGCCTGGATGACCGGCAAGCGTGATCGTGTCTGGGCTACATTCACCGTGAAACTGCTGTAATGCACCAGGCTCGAACCAAGCATCGGAGTTCAGCAGCAGCCAACCGTCCTTGCTGTAGGGCGTTGCCTTGATGCTGAGGTTCCATGAGGTTGCGACACCGAGGTTGCTGGGCATTGACCAGATTCGGTAGTCGTCGATTTGGCGATGATCGACCAGCCAAGGGCAACCCCACAGGCTTGCCTGTCCACCGTTGTCAATGATGATGAGCGTGTCTACGGGGTAGTCAATAGAGGCTAGGCATCGTTCGAGGAGGTCGTATCGGTTCAGGACTGGGATGACGATGACCGGCACCATGCCGACAACTCCTTCATGATTGGCTTCCAATGAGCCTCATAGACGCGATCTGCGGAGTATTGGCTAGCAAACTCCACAGCGGCCTTATCCGCCCCTCTAGGAGCCTCGTAGGAGGCTCTCAGGGCATCCACGATGGATGGTACCTGTGGGGTGCAGAACCAGGCTTTCTGTGCCGCATCCCAGAACGGTTGCGTCTCCACCTTCCAACCCGACCCAACCAACTCCGGCTGGGCGGTGTAATCCGACACGATCACCCGAGTCCCACACGCCTGAGCCTCAACCACAGGAATCCCAAACCCCTCACCCATCGAGCAAGCCAACAACACGTCAGCAGCCGAATAGATGGCAGCCAGCGCACCCTGCGGGACACTCATCCGATAGGCGTACTGGTCGATGATCTTGTATTGCTCAGGCTTCAACCCGCAAGCGTCCAACAGGTGCATCAGGTTGATTCCACCCATCGAACCCATCGACTCGGTGTGCAGATAGAGGATCGCATCGGGTCGGGTTTGGGCGAAGATGGCGAACGCCAGAATGTTCTCAGCGAATGACTTGCGTGACGGGTTCACACCCTTGTTGGCAGAGTTCATCATCACCACGAACTTGTCGTCAGGGATACCCATGATCTGTCGACCAGTCAACTCCTGTTGACCGTTGCTCCACTTGGCCGTCGGCTTGAACACATCCTCAATGCCGTGAGGCGCATACAAACACTCAACATCCTGAGCCTCCAACATTCGTTTCCCAAACTGGGACATCGCAATCGGTTTCACGTTCTTACGCTGACAGAACGCCACCACCTCAGGCGGACAAGGAGCATGATCGATAGGCACCCACGATGCGATGTTCGGGATGATGTCAAGTGACGCCGACTTCAATACCCACACATCGAACAAGGTCATCAGCATCGGTGGCAGGTTCTTGTTGCCGTTCGACCAGTCCATCCAATGCGCTGTCACCACATCATCCGAATATGGTGCCATCCCACGCGGATACATCTTGATCCCGTTCCACATTGACGGCACCGCCTCGATGCCATACATGGCGTGGATCGCTACTTCGTTCCCTTCTTGGATGAGCCTCGGGACGAGCTGCGCGGTTTGGGTGCCGTAGCCGGTCGGGGCGAACGGGGCGTTCGAGTAGAAGAGGATTCGTAACGATTCGGAAGAGGCTGGTCGGCTACTTCCGGCAAGTGCGCTACGCCCCGACGCAGCAGCAATTCCGCTTCCAGGTCGGGTAACTCGACCGGCGTGTTGTTGACGATGACGAGCATTCACGCAGACTCCTTCGCAGGTTGCAGGGGAAATGGATTGAGGGGCGGGTCGCCCTGCGTGTCCGACCCGCCCCTCAAACTTACACCACCGTTAGGTGGCTTGCACTCGCTTCAGCGTTACGGCTGGAGCAGGTGCTTGATGTGGCTCGTCTGCGGCAGGTTGCCGTCCACGCGGAACTGTGCGCGGAAGGTGATGAGGCCTGCGTTGAACGCGTACTCATCCGACCTGTCGAGGCGAAGGCCACCGACCGTGCGTACGAAGTACGACGGGAGGTGTCCGACGATGACGGACTTGGTGCCGGTTGCGACATCGGCCATCGACGGGTTCTCGTAGATGGGCTTGCCGAGCAACATGTCTGGGCTGTCCATTGCGAGGGACGGCTGGAAGACGTAGTTGCCAGCGGTGTCCTTCAACTTGCGGACTGCACCGATCGACTTGCCGTTCATCATCCAGCCCACGCCTGGGAGGTTGCGTGCTGCACCATCCAAGGAGTAGAGGAGGTCGATGAGGTTGTCTGCGGTGAACGCCGTTGCGGTGCCTGCGGTTCCGCCAACAGCCGAGGCCGTGACGATTCCCTTTGGCTCAACCGTGCCGGTGCCGACCGTGAGGGCGGAGCCGACTGCGTAGCCGAGCGCGTTTCCGACCTGATCGGCGAGGAAGCCGAGGAAGTCGACACCAGAGTCGGTGAGGAGTTCTTCGGAAACCTGCGTCAGGAACGAATACTTGTATGCGCTCAACGTGATGAACGCGTTGAATGCTGGGTCGCTCTCGCCCATTGCGGCACCTTCAGCGTTGATCGTGCCGACCGAGTAGGTGGACAGCGACGGGATCTGGAGGTTCTCGCCACCTGCGGTGTTCAGGACGGTCGAGGTCTGGAGGACTGGCGCGACGAGGCGAGCCTTCATGATGACCTGATCGTAGAACGAGGTGGGGACTGGTGCGCCGGTGCTGGTCTTGACGACATCGCGACGCTCGAACGAGTGGCCACGCTTCTCACCCGAGATGAGTGAGCGGAGGATGGCGGCATCGTCGGCGACTGGTGCCTGTGCGACTGGGCGAGCCTGGTCAGCGATTTCGCGGGTTGCGGCATCGAGACGAAGTTCGCGAGCCTCATCCTCACGGAGCTTGGCGATCGTGTTGGCACGCTCGTCGAGTTCCTTGGAGATGCGCTCGTAGGTCTGCGATTCCTCAGCGGTGAGGTCACGCTTCTCTGCTGCTGCCTTATCGAGAATCGACTTTGCCTCGTTCCAGGCGCGGTTGCGAATCTCGACCTGGCGGTCGATGTATTCCTTCATGGTAGTTATTCCTTCTCCCCGTAGGGATGATGTTGATGATTGTGGATACGCAGGAGGGTTAGCCTGTCGCGGCTCCGCGATCAGCAACACCGAAGGCGGCTCCGCTCATTCGATGCAGTAACTAAAAGTTACTAGATGTTCTTCAACAGTTCAAGGTGCTTCGCCATGATGCCAATCGTGGCGGGAGCGGCCTCGGGTTGTGGCTCAAGTTTCGCCACAGTCTCACGCAACAACGCAGCATGATCGGGGGTCAAAGTCTGACCTGCTTCAAGGTTCGTGATGGCGACAGCCAACTGATCGGCATCCATGCCGGTTCGCTGAGCCAACGCATCAAACGACCGCACCGAAGCAGACGTAGCCGCATAAGCGGGGAAGCCTGTCACAACCGACACCTCAAACAGGCGAATCTGCTTCAAGGTACGTTGCATCCCGTCATCGCTCCAAGTGTCGCCACCAGAGGGGACGGTGAACCCGAACGACATTGAATCCACATCCTTGCGTTGCATCAGCACCGACAGGTCACGGCCAACGGTCGTGTCGGGCAGGTCGGCATCGACGAGCAAACCCTTCGAGTCTTCCTGCAAACGAAGCGTCTTGGCACGGGTCGTGGCGAGCAACATGCTGGAGTCATGGTTCATGTACATTCGGATATTGTTCCGTGAACGCAACGACTTGGCGAACGCGCCAGGCATGATGCGCTCGATGAACGGCAACGGCTCCGAGTCAGAGTTGAAGACTGCGGCATAGCCGGTGAACGACATGCCATCACCCTTCGGGGCGGCACGAAGCTCGAACTCGTTGAACGTGACCCTGCGCGTCTCGACCTGTTCAGTCATGGCATCCACAATAGTTGACTTCTGTTCTGGTTTGCGATGGAACGCGAACGACCTGTCGGCCTCCTCACGATCCGCTTTGATCGCATCCGACTTCTCCTCAAACCAATTCATCGCAGGTTGCGGGTCTGTCGGGTCGATACCCCAGAGGTAGAAGGCGACTGCACCGGCACCAGGGAACTCGTCGTTGTCTGGGTTAGTGTTGCGAGGCACATCCAAGTCAACTAGATGTCGAGCTGCCCAAGCGTTTGCACGAATAACTTTGTCTTCCGAAATCCGTCCTTGAGCCATCTCGCGGGCTTCACGAACAGTACGAGCCACAACGCCTGCACCTGCAAGGCTCTTCCCGTAATAATCCAACCCTTTTCGGGCTGCTGACCTGATGTATTGGGGGACATCCAGATTCACCTCTCTCTGCTCGACACGATCCTCGGACTCGTCCTCATCTTCGATCTCGTCCTCTTCCTCGATTGGTTCGGGAAGCGGATCAATCTTGGTCAGTGTGGAGAACTTGTGGCCGACGAGAACTTCTGTGGGTCGCCAACCGTTGTCATACTCCTCATAGATTCGGATGAGCGCAGCAGGATCGTCCTCTGTCGCCTCGATGCTGAACTCGGTGCCAGGCACACCCAACGTGCCTTCACGCATCACATGTTCGATGCGACCTCGAGCCGTGCCACCGGACGAATCCCAGCGCACGAAGTCGCCTTCGGTCAGTTCGTTCGGTAATGCTCGCTCGCCACCAGGCTCCATGTCCTCAGCGATAGATACCGCGACCATCTGATCGATGGCGTCCTGTTTCGTTCCGTGACAGCCGATCACTTCACCGTCCTCCTTCTCGACAGTCCAACCTGAGCAGTTCGGGTTTGTGTTGCTGATGTAGTACGGCATCAGACAGGCTCCGTCAACCAAGAGATGTTGTGACCGTCTTTGCCTGAGATCGCGTACAGCAGATCGGTTGGAGAGATAATCAAGTCCAACGCCTCCAGCTTGTCCAACCTGTAACCGGTCGAAGTGGTCACGGCACTACCACCGATGTAGACCGCATCGGTGTTGTCGTTGTTCTTGATGTGCATCTTGTACGGGTTTCCACCGGCGGCGTTGATGAGAACGCCGTCAACAACTGTTGGAGCGGTGCCGACAGCGGTGACACCGCTATAGAAGGCCACTACTCGACCTCGTATGCGGCGGCAGGGTCGGCTGGGTTCACGGTGGAGATTGGTTGCAACTGTGTGGATGGGAGGCCTGTGTGGTTGATGGCAGGCAACTCAAGCGCAGACAGGACTTGTGCTGGGTCGAAGCCTGCGAGGATGAGACGCTGAGCGATCAAGCTCTTTCGATCCAACTCAGCAAGGTTCGCTGCGTTGATGTCGACGTTGGCGAGTGGTACACGGTAGGAGTCTCCGCCTTCGACTGGCGACATGTCCTCGATGCGATGGATGTCGTTGATGGAGAGGAAGCCAGCCTGAATACCGGTGGAGAACGCTGCGTAACGCGAGGCTTGGTCGCCTCGGAGCAGACCGTCCACATTGAATCGCAGGAACGCACGGTTGTCCAGAATCTTCTGATAGCCGTCCTCGATCTTGGCGATGTAGGGGCGGAGCGTGTGCTGAACGAAGTGAATGCCGTTCTGTTCCACCGACGCATACGACATCGCACCAGGCGTCGTCACACCCAGCATCGACGGTGGGCAACGGAACGTGCGAGCAATCTCCTCAACCGCGAAGCGTCGCGACTCTAGGAACTGTGCCGAATCGTTATCGACGGTGGTCTTGTTGAAGGTTGCGCCACCGAACAGGATGCCTGGACGATGCGAACGACGCAAACCTTTGTGGCCTTGCTCGAAGCCGTCCACCAAATCTTTCGCCTGCTCACGAGTCAGGTTGCCTGGAAACTCGATGATGCCGGACGCTGATGAGCCTTGTCCGAAGAATCGTGCAGCGAACTCCTCCAACGCTTTCGCCAACCCAAGATTCTCTTTCACCAGATCGATTCGTGAACGGCCACGCAACTCACCAGGCATACGCAACTCGGTGATGTGAATCATGTCCTCAGCCTGAATCACATCACGCTGCTCGAAGATGTAGATCGGGCGACGAGTCACACGGTCACGGGAACACTCGACACGCTGAGGATTCAACACCACCAACCCAGCAACCCCAGCATCATCCCGAATGACACGGGTGAACGAGTTGCCATCCAACAGAAGAGAGACAAGAACTTGTTGGAAGTGTTCGGTGCGGGTTACACCTGACTCGGGGTAATCGAGCCATGTTGGGCGTGGGCGGAATGGGCGACGCTCACCATCGACACGGATGAAGGTGTCGACGGGGAGTGTGGAGATGGAGTCGGCGATGAGACGCACACACGCATAGACCGCTTCAATCTTGAGTGACTCGGCTTGCGTGATGACCGTGCCAGCGTTCGTCGATACGGTGAACCCGTCACCAGCAGCGAACAACGATTGAAAAGAAACAGCTCGGTTCTCTCCACCAGGCAACAGACGCGACAACATTATTTCGACTTCTTCCTCTCACCACGCTCTGCTGCGAACACCAATAGAAGCACCATCAGACCCGAACAAATCAGGCCTACTGGAACTGAGATCAAGAATACCCCAACTGCGATGAGTGTGAGGGCAAGCAACTCGAAGAACAGCATGATGAGCATCCTCTCTAGACTACAAAGAACCCAGGGGTCGGGGCGACTTCCTGCCTTCGAGTCGCACGATCAACCGCCAACGCCGTCGCGATAGCAGCGTCAATCTTGCGCTTCGACTTACCTTTCGACAAACGCCAACCCGTGTCGGTTTGACGTTGCGCCGGACTCAACATCTGATCGATAAACATCGGGTCAGCGTTGATAGCCAACGTGCCATTCACGATCATCTCATAGAGTGTCCCACACGCTGGCACCATGCGGGCTGTGGACTGCGGGAACTCCACCATGTTCAACCCGTCATCAGCCAACGCCTCAGCTGAACGCTGAAAGAACGCAGGGTCATAGGCGAACTCCATCACCTGCCACTCACGATTCAAGTCACGCAAATACGCCTCCACAGCCGACACATCCATCGCGTGAGCGTCAGGATGCCAAATCTTCGCCCGACACACAATGCGACCCGATGGCTGTGGCTGTGCCGTCACCACCGCAATCGAGTCATGCTTCAACGCCATGTCGATCCCGACGAACACGGGCAGGTCTTTGTCCAGCTCGAGGTCGGAGATGCATTGGTCAAGCGCACCGGCGGGTAGCCACGATTCGCCCTCAGTCCGAACCCATTGGTTCAACCGGTATCGCCTGAACGCGATCTCGGCCGTCTGGTTCATGCTGATCTCCATGTCCTCCAACGACAACAAACCCTCAGCCAAGTTCGGGTTCGCAGCCAGCCACGCATCCCGATCATGCGTGGCACAGCCCTCGGGTGCTTCCCACCAGAAGAACCCGAACCGCTCATCGTCCTGGTCGCCTGCGATGATGCGCCGACCGTAGGTATACAGCCGCCCACAAATCGTGTCCAAGTCATGCCCAGCCGTCGTGATAGCCACAATCATCGGGTCACGTCTCGCACCCGACGCCAACGTCAACGCATCCCACAAGTCATCATTCGGCTGCACATGCAACTCATCGAATATCACCGTTGATGGGTTGAGGCCTTGCTGAAGTTTCGCATCCGATGACAGCACCCGATACACCGCCCCAGTCGACGGCACCTCAATCGCGTCCCGATACACCTTGCACACACCCGACAACGCAGCCGACTGCTGCACCTGCCAGCGAGCCTCATTGAACACCACCCTCGCCTGCTGCCTATCGCCAGCCGCCGAATACACCTCAGCCCCAGGCTCACCCTCAATCAACCCATACAGCGCAATCAGCGACCCGATAAGCGACTTGCCGTTCTTCCTGCCCAGACCGATCAGGCTGCGTCGATAGCGGAGCATCCCGTCAGCCCGACGCTCAAACAATGACACCAACAACTCACGCTGCCAGTCCGTCAACACCAACGCCTCCCCAGCCCTCACACCCTTCGACACATGCAGAAACGTCGAAGCGAAATCAGCAACCAGCAAACCGTCAGACTTCTGAGACAACCTCGCCGTCGACCACGTTGGCCTTACGCTTCCTGAAGGCATCAAGCTCATTCGCAACCCTTATCTCCGCCAACCCCAACCTGGCACGGTCGCTCGGCGTGAACCCCAGCAGCGACATCCAGGCTGTGTTCTGAGCATCCATCTGCTCGATCTGCTTCACCGCCGGATGCGTCACAACCTGCCCATTCGGAGACACATACCAGCGACGCTCCACATCGTCCCCAAGCCACGCCTCCAACTCGGCGATCTTGTCGAAGTTCCGACACAACCTCGTCATCAGCGGGGCGTCGTGCAGCTCCGACAAATGCCGACGACCAGCCGCCCAATACGTCACCCAATACGCAGCCCCAACATCCCCCAACTCCACCGGCGGCTCCGGCAGCTCGTCCAGGTCGACGGTCGCTAACGCTGAACCAGGCATCGGCGCAGCAGCCAAACCGTTCCGAATCCGTGCGCCCCTGGCTCGACGACGCTCGACCGGCTCGGCCTTGTTCCCGCGACCCACACCCGTTGACTTCGTTGCCATTCCACAAGGGTAGCCGTACCCCGTCCACCAACCCCGCCCGTGTCGTGCAACGGCATAGGTCATAGGCGTCTGCGCGCCCCCAGTCCGACCCCACCCCCCGAGACTGCCGGTGGGGGGTCATGCGCGATTCCCGCGACGAGAGTTGCAGGTGCGGTGGGCTGGGAGGAGTAGGGCGTCTGGTGAAGTGTCGCCTGGGTGGACGTGATCGGCTGTCCAAGGGTCGTCCACTCGTGCGCCTTCGCCACATATCCAGCATTGGGTGGCCGTCTCCCTCACCGCCTTGGCTCGGGCTGCGTAGTTGCCTCGGTAGTGGGGTCGGTAGGGCTTGGGTCGCTGGGCTTGCCAGGTGGCTTGGCAGGTGTCGCAGCGTCGTGGGTTGATGGTGAGTCGATGGCAGGTGAGGCAGGGGCGGTGGATGGGCATGGGGGGCTACCAGAGGGGGTCGAGATGGTCGGGGTCGGTTGGGTCGATGTGATCCGATTGGAACGAATTATGGGGGGTGGTTCCCGTTTCTGAATTGTATGACAAGTCATCAGGGTCGGGCATGGGAACCACCACCCCCCTATAGGGGGGTGGGGTGGTTCCCTTATGCGCGCTGGGTTTGGTGAGGTGGTTCCCAAGTGGTTCCCGAGGTGGTTCCCAAGTGGTTCCCGTTTTCAGGTGGTTCCCGTGAGAGGGGTCAAAAGTGGGAACCACCTCAAGTGGGTCTGGTTTGGGTTGCTTTCGGCATCGGATCGCCTCGGAGACGAGGGTCTTTCGTCCGAGGGTGATGCCCTGCTCTTTGGCCAGTTTGATGGTTTCATTCACCCCTAGGTCGAGGGGGTAGCCGAGTTGGTCGAGGCGTCGGGCGAGGTCGATGGCTTGGGCGGTGAAGCCTCGGTTGCTGGGGGCTTTGTATCGGATGGTGGTGATGTCGTCAAAGTCTTCGACGATGAGGTCTACCTTTTCGGGGCACCAGCTGATGCGTGAGTGGGTTCGGACGAGCCGGACGCCTTCGTCGGTCTTGTCGAGGCGATAGACGATGTCTACGTCGTCGTTTTTGGCTGAGGAGCCTCGTTGTCCTTGGCCGACTTTTTTGCCTGCGTGGTCGGTTCGGACGAGGGCGATGCCAGCTTTCTTCAATGCGAGGCCTGTGGTTCGGGCGAAGGCTCGGTAGGAGTCGGCTTTGTCTTCTTCGCCTTCAATAGCTCTGCCGGTGGTGTCGATGATGACGACTTCGGCTTTGGTGAGTTCGCAGAGTTTGGTGAGGGCTGTGGCTCCTTCGTAGGTGTTGAGTGGGGGGAGGGATGGGATGAGGGCGTAGTGGAGGTGGGAGTAGTCGTCGTCTTCGGTGTAGCCGAATTGTTCGAGGCGTTCCATGAGGTCGGCTTGGGTCATTTCGTAGTCGAGGTAGAGGGTGTGGACTGGTGGTTGGGGGGGTTGACCGAGGATGGGTTTGCCGGTTGCGAGGGCTGCGGTGATGTTGAGGGTGATCCAGGATTTGCCTGTTTTGGCTCCTGCGAAGAGGGCGGTTTGTCTGCCTCGGGCGATGAGGGGTTTGGCGATCCAGTCTTCTGTGGTGTGTTCTCCTTGCCAGAAGTCGTGCCAGTTGATGAGCATGTTGTGGAGTTCGTCTGGGGTGGTTTGGGTTGGGGGTTGGTTGGGTTGGGTGGGTTGGGTTTGGAGGTAGGTGTGGGCGGCTTGTTTCCAGTCGCCGTTGTGGTGTCGGGCTGCGTAGTAGCCGAATCGGTTGTAGCCGCCTTCTGGGAGCCAGGGGATTGCGCTGGTGAAGACGATGAGGGCGTCGTTGCCGTTGTGTCCGATGGTGGCTGAGGTGCCTTCGCGTGGGTCTTTGCCTGGGCGTGTCCAGTGTTGTTCGCCGTGTCGGTCTGTTTTGACGAGTGTCCAGCCGTCGGGGATGAGGAGTTGTTCCCATGTGGTTTCGGCGTTGTAGCGGGCTGAGGGGGTTGTGGGGTCGTTGAGGAAGGTGTCGGGTGTGGTGGGTGGTTTGATGGGTTCGGGTTGTTTGGTGAGGAGCTGGATCAACCAATCAGGGGCGTGGGCTGGTTTGCGGTCGTGTGGGGATTGTCCGATGTTCCAGGTGTAGGGTCGGCCGTTTGGGTGGAGGGTTGGGTCGGCGAGGACTTGGCCTCCTTCGCCTCTGATGTCGAGTCCTTTGCCGAGGCGTGTGCCTGCGTTGTTTCGGATTTCGGTGGGGCTGTAGTAGTAGAGGTGGCGTCCGCCTGTGCCGGTGGTGGCTTCGACGGTTTCGGGGAGTTGTCCGTAGGTTTGTTCGAGGTCGTGGAGGGTGTCGGAGCCTTTGTATTCGTCTCGATCATCGACGTCGAGGACGAAGATGTGGCCGTTGGTTGTGCGTCCTGTGGCGATGCCGATGCCGTAGCCGTGGTAGGTGTCGTTCCACCATTCGGTGATGGTGTCGGGGTTGGTGGTGGCTTGGTTTTGCCATTCGTTGATGGGCGGGTATTTCATGCCTGGTTTGATGGGGATGACTCGGATGCCGAGTTGGGCGTAGCTGAGCGCGGCTTGGAGCATTCTGTTGGTCATGCTGTTTCCTTGTCGAACATGGCGATCGGTGCTTCTACTTGTGACCAGTCGTTCCGGTCGCAGGATGGGCAGTTTCCGTGTGGTTTGCCTCGACCGCTGGGGATGCAGATGACTGATCCGCAGTAGGCGCAGCTCCACAGGGTTTGTGTTCCTGCTTGTGAGGCTTGGGTGTGCTTGAACTTCATGATGCTGCTTTCAATGATTCGTCGATCCAGTTAGGCCAGATTTCCATCGGGTGGTAGCCGAGGCGTACTGCGATTTCATCGGCTTGGAACCAGGTGAAGTTGGAGCCTGTGTTGCGCCATCGGACGATGGTGGCTCGTTCTACGCCGACGATTTCTGCGAGCAGTCTGGAATCTTGATCGATGCCGAGCTTCTCCAGCAGGTTGCGGGCGGGGAAGCAGTATGCCTTGTTTTTTCTCATGATGCGATCTCGTCGAGTTGTAGCCAGTTGTCCCAGATTTCGATTGGGTGTAGGCCGAGGGTGATTGCGTATCGGTCGGCGTCGTATTCATTGATGCAGATGTTTGGTTGGTTGCGCCATCGGACGATGGATGTTCGTGCGATGCCGAATGTGTCGGCGATCATTCCGTCGCTTGTTCCGGGTGGGAAGAGCTTGAGTAGGGGTTGGACGGGGAGATACCGTTCGTTGCGTTTTCTCATGACGCCTCCTTTGCGTTGTGAGTTGGGGTGGGTTGAGGTTAGTCGGTGTCGTCGTCGTTGGCGATGAACAGTTTGGCGATTCGTAGTTTTTCTGCTGCGCTAGCTGATTCGAGGAGGCCGAGGGTGGTTGAGGCGGTTTGGTTGGTTTGGCAGGCGACCCAGAATGATTGTTCGCCGGTGAGGGTTTCTGTGGTGGCGACGATGACGTAGGCGGTGACGTGGGCTTGTGCTTGTGCTTCGATGTAGTCGGATATTGGGTCAGTCATCGTCTTCTATTCCTCTGTCTCCGCACCAGGGGTGGGGGTGTGGGTTGCATGGGCAGGGTTGGCGTTGTCCGTTACTCATCGGAGAGTTCAGCGTAGTTGGCGTGGCTCATGGTGAGGAGTCGGCCGTCTTGGGTGATGGCGATCCAGGTTGGTGCGTCTGGGTCGCATCGGCAGCCTTCGAGTTGTTTTGGGTTGTGTTTGACGAGGTGTTGGCATTTCAAGCAGACGGCTGCGTGGGTCATCGGTCTAGTCCTTCTTTGCGTTCGACTCGTTTGACGTATCGGTAGACAAGATATGCCGCGATGCAGACTGGGAATGCTGCGCTGAGTGCGATTGCAAGTAGGCCGATCAGCACATAGTCCATTTCGTCGCCGTAGCCGTATTCGTCGTTATGTTTGACTAGCACTTTGACGGCTTTCGGGAACGTGTAGATGACGCAGGCGAGATACAGGATGAGCCAGATCACAGGTTGTCCCGTCGTTCTTGTTCTTCGATCAGCATCTGGAGTGTGCCGAGGTATCCGGCTGCGTCGATCAGGTTGTCTTCTTTGTGCAGGTTGCATTCACGGCTGATCTTGACACCCACCATGCACAGGGCGACCTGCTCGGCGGTGATGGGGATGCCGATAATGGCTGACCAGATTTTGGCGGTGCGACTGAAGTCGTCGAGCGGATGCCCGTAGTCGTCTTGGCGTTGGCCGTTGATGAGGAAGTCTGCTTCTTCGAGGATGTTCATGTCAGGACGCCAGGATGATGAGGACGATTGCGAGTCCGAATACGAACGCTGCTGCTACTTCGACTCTCACAGTTCACCTCCGGTGGCGATGAGGACTTGGAGGCGTGAGATGTCGGACTTGAGTTGCGTCAGCATCGTCTTGGTTTCCTCCAACTGGGCGACTGCGCTGAGGAGGGCTTGGCTGAGCTGGTCGCGCTCGGCGGTGACTCGTTCGAGTGCGGTTGAGAGTTCGCTGATGCGTAACTGGTTCTCGACGTTGAGTTGGTGGAGTGTTTCGGGGTCGTATGTCATTTGTTTTCCTCCGTGATGTCAATAATGCAACTAATTGCAGCCCATTCGTCGCCTCTACGAAGATTGGCTTGTCTAATTTGACCAGTATTTGGGTGACAGAAATATGCCACCTCATTTCCAAGTGGATTGATGCCTTTGCATAGCAACCAGCCAGCCTTGGCAAGAATTAGTCCCATGTCACCGGACAAGCCGTAGGTGGGGTCGAATGGATTGCTCATTTCTTGGTTCTCCTTTGTAGTTCTGTTTCCAATGCTTTGAGGGTCTTGAAGAATGTGTCTTGTTCAGACTGTCCTACGACGAGTCTTTGCAGGAACTTGATGGTGTTCCTTAGGTCGGTGATCGTCACTTTGTCTCCTAGTTGGGTGGGGGTGTGACAGGCAGGTGGCGCATCGGGGGGATGGGGAGGTGCCACCTGCCTGTCACGATTTCACCACAGTTCGGTTGACGCGTCCTGTGGCTTGGGTGCCTCGACCTTAGCCTTGTAGAGCTTCGGTGCGTTGAATCCCTTCTTCTTTTCTCCATCACCGGAATACTTGACGGTGAGGGTTGCGCCGATCATGGTGGACAGACCCGCAGCCTGAGCTGCTTCACGGATTGCCTTCACCATGTTGCCTCGTGCCCAGATGTTGCCGAACTCGCCGTTGTTTTCGACGGTGAACACGAACACGAATCGGGTGTCCCCGTTCGGCCAGGTCTTGACGTTGCCGTCCGGATCGCGGTCTTCGAGTTTCTTCACTTCGACGACACGCCCTGTGTGGGTGTCGTTGACGTTCTCGAACTTGAGGGCAGGATATTTGCTCCCGCCTTCGCTCATGAATACGTCGGTCATTGCATGCCTCCTTCAGAGGTTTTAGGGATGATTTGGAACTTGCTGGTTTGCGGGTCATACGTCAGGTCGTAGGCGTTCACGCTCAACATGAAACACGCTTCAGCGAACCGTGCCGCTTCTTTCGCGTTCATGTTGGCGAGGCCGTCCGCGACCTTGCCGTATGTGAGTCCTGATGCGAACCCCGCAAGGTCACGAATCAGGTCGGTGTCGAATTGGTTTGAGGTGATGAGCCAGTAGATACCTCTGGCGATCTCGAACCTTCGACGCGAGTTGATTTCCGAACCGAACCCGCAGCCACCCTGCTCCGCATATTGCAGGGCTGAGTAGAAGTCGGCGCGGTTGCGGTTTTGGAGTGTGGCGATGAGTGACTTGAGTGTCTCGACCGAGGCGATGTCCTCTGGGTTCTGATCCATCATGTCGCCCTCGAAGTCGTTGAGGATGCTCATGGTTTCGCGTCCTTGACGATGTTCACGAGTGTCGCCATGCGAACCGTAGCGGCATCCATGAACGATTCCCAATCCATCTCACGCAACATGGCGAAGTCCATCTCTAGTTCTTCGACGACGACAGCCATGAAGTTCTTGTTGTTCGGGTCGCCTTGTGAGACAGCGTTGATGCGCCGGATGCGCTGGATCGCCTCATCAGCATCGATGCCGTATCCGAACGGGTACGTCGGGAGTGCTGGTCGTTCAGCCATTGTTGCCTCCGCTCATCGCATCCTCAAACGTGTCGGTGACACGCTTCTTCCGGCGGGTGCGTGGAAGGGTTGGGTCGGTTTCGCCGAACGGGTGATCGATTTCTGCTTCGACTTGTTCGACGATTTTGACGATGCGGGTGAGTCCGTCCATGTCTGCGTCGGCGATGCGTGGCGTGTCTTGCGGCCAGTAGAGGCGCACGGTGGCTTGGGCATCGGTTGGGAGTGCGACGATGCGGTTGGTGAGCCAGGTGCGTCGGGCGGTGATGTCGGCCTGCGGAATCGGACTTTCCGCAGGCTCGACAACCCTCCGCTTCTCTTCGGAGAACTTGTACGGCTTGAACAGGTCTTTACGCTTACGCCAGTTGCGTACAGCGAGCGACTGGTGGAGTGCTTCGAGTCCTGCTTCGATGTTGACTTCGTAGAAGTCGCATCGTCCTTCGCCTGCTGGCAGGTGACAGATGATGCCTTTCGTCTTGTTGATCTTAGGCATCGGGGTTCGTGTGCCGGTCTTCCAGTCGTACACCCATTGGGCGTTCGCATAGGCGGCGAGCTGGATGCTGATTTCGCCGTGCGCGTAATCGAGCGAGGTGCCTGTCTTCAGGTCGAAGATGACGAGTTCTCCGCTCATGGTTTTGACGATGCGGTCGGCGGTACCGGCGTATTCCAGATCATCGTGGATGAGGAGAACTTCAATGAAGTCGGACAGCATCTCGATCCCATACGCCTGTGTAGCGATGCGATACGTCTCAATGTCTTCCTGTAAGCCTGGCAGGATTTGTGGCTTCAGCCCAAGGTCAATCTGCTGGGTGATGGCGTGAAGTGCGGTGCCGAGGTTCGCTCGACTGTACGCACCCGCAGCGTCGATGCATTCGTTGGCGATGCGATTGAGTTTGTCGCGGTCGCTGATCGCCGTCGATGCCTGTGCCAACAGGTCGGGGCGTTGTACGACTCCGGTCAGAGCCATGCGTACTTTCCAGTCGGCGAGCGATGCGGTGTCGCTCAACGTCTTGGCGATGGTGGTGACTCGGGTGTAGCCGACGGTCTTGCCGTCTGGTCGCTCAATCTTGTATCTGCCCCATCGGTCTTTCGGGGCTTCTTCGATGTTGAAGTCGTCGGTTGTCATGTTTCGCAGGCCTCCTTATGGCTTGGGAATCTTGGGGTTCTGAACTTTACACCTTTTGAGGTGCGTGTCAATCATTCCTCGGGGGTGTGTTGGAGTTGTCGCCGAAGTCGATAGCGGCGAGCAGGGACGCCCATACCCAAGCAGGCATGATTGCGTACCATTCATCGACATCCATTGAGCCTCGACGCTTTACGATCAGGGTGCCAGTCCAAGCGTCAGCGTTCTCCATCTCCACCCTTAGTTCTTCAAGCCAGCCTGGGATGTCAAACTGTTTTTGGTTCTTGACTTCGATGCAGACCCCTGGGACGCCTTCGATGTCGCCTCGGTCGTCTTGCCATCCGGCACGGGAACGCTCAGCATTGACCCAACCCCACTCTTTCAACCATTTAGCGACAGCGAGTTCAGCTGCCGAGCCTTTGCGTTTCTGAGGGGATGTCATTTGTGGCTCCTTGCTTGAACGTAGCGTTGGCGTTCCATCGTAGTCAGACCACCCCAAATGCCATGCTCGTCACCTGCTATCGCATAATCGAGGCAGGTTTGTCGTACTGGGCAGTATTGGCAGAGTTGTTTGGCTTCGATAATGTCGTCTCTGCGGTCGGAGAAGAACAAGTGATGCCGACCGTGACATTCCGCGAGGTCATGCCATGCGGGTTTGTTCGGTCTGAATACCTGATCGCCTTCCGACCACAGATCAACGATGTGGACGTTCATCGGGCGGTTGGGTGGCGACGCTTCGCAGCCTTCAACTCGCGTCGAAGTTGATACTGCTCACGACGCTTCTGTTCCCTTGCTGGTGCGCTGATCCAGATGTGTGCGAACACGACTGCGACGAGGTTCATCAGGCCGAATAGCACCCAGTCGAACTCGGTTTTCACTTGGTCTGGGATGTCTTCTGCTGGTGGGAGTATTGCCCAGCCCCACAGTAGAACTACTGCGGCTCCGAGCATGATGAGCTTGTTACGGTTTGGGTTTTCCATGTTGCCCTCCTTAGGGTCATCCTCGACCTTAGGGCATTCATGTTCACAAGTGGTGGATGGTCACAAACTCCAATGGCCTAGACCGCCGTTTTGATAGAGGTATTTGGCGACAGCCAGGTTGCAACGCACATTGAAGAGAACGCTGAGGTCGCCTCGTTTGGATTTGCATTGTGTGGCTGTGACGGTGATCCAACTGGAATTGACCTGCCACGCGCCCCTGTCCTGCGAGCCGTCTTTGTTGAGCGTCTTGTTGTGTGCCTTCGGGTTGCATCGAGATTCACGCCATGCGATGTAGGAGAACACTTCGACGGGTAGCTGGTATTCGGCGATGAGTGGTTCAAGGTTGGGGCAGCGTTTCGTTTCGTCTGCCGGAACCCCTTTCGGGAGGGGTGGTTGGGTGGGGCTAGAAGGCTCTCTGAGGCCTCTAGGAACGCCTGTGAGGGGCGCAAGGTCTTGGGGTGGGGTGTTGTTGGGGGTTTGGGCGTAGGCGATGCCTGTGCCGAGGGTGAGTAGGGCTATGAGGCTTGCAGTCAGTTGGCGCAAGTTGTGTCCTTCCTGTTGTCCGATAATGACGCACACCCCAAGGAGGGGAGGGTGTGCGGGCGATCCGAAACCCAAGATAGGCGGGTCGATCAGCCACCCTGAATCTTAGTGGGTGGCTGTCTGCCCGTACTCAGATTTGTAATACAAGGTGATGGCGTTCTTGACGATCTCAGCGACCGAGCATTCGTGTTGCTGGGCTTCGATTCTGAGCGCATCGAGCGTCTCTTGTGGGAGACGGATGGTGAGGGTTGGGTATTTGGCCGGCATCAGCTCACCGCCTCGAACAACTCGACTGGGATGAATGAGTTGCCCTGAATCTTGACGAACACGCCGTCATATTGGCGCATGATTTGGAAGTGGCTGCTTGGCTTGCCATCGATGTTCCATCTCCAGGTGACGTACTTTGCGCCGCGCTTGCCGGTCAGGGTGTATTCGTTGGCGATGTATTTTGCGCCGGTCATTGGTTCTGCTTTTGTGACTTCGTAGCCCCAGATGTTCATTGTGTCCCTCCTTGTGAGACTCGGGGCGTTTCCCCGATGACTTCAATCTAAGGGGTCTGTAAGACAAACGCAAGTATTTTTGGCAGATTTTTTTGAGCCTTATTTCATAAGGGTTTCCAGCCCCAACCCCGACAGAACCGTCACATTCCGCACCATCTGAACAGGGATATGGAACCCGTGAATCCCATCCCCATCAGCAATCGACTGCCACACCGTCACATGGCCTTCCTTAGCCCCCTCATCCCCCACAGGGATCAAGAACCCGACCGTCGAAACGATCACCTCACCATCATCCTTGTATTCGTCCAAGTCAATCCAGCCACCTTCGGAACAATGGGCATCAGCCCACTCCACGAGGACGACGCTGTAGGGGACTAGTCGAGCCATACGACGTACTCCGCAGCAACCCGACCCTTCACAGGGTCAACGAAGTGGAGGCGTTGGGATGGTTGGCCGATAGCTGCGATGAACGCTCGGGCGTATTCGTTGTGGGATTCGGGTGAGCCGGTGACGAAGATGCGTCCCGAGTTCGCCATCGTCAACGTCATCGGCGTATGGAAGTGACCCATGTAGCAGTCAAGGAAGTCTTCGACGACGCCGGTTGACCAGGCGTTCACTTTGCGGAGAATGCCGAAGGCTGGGGTGTTGCCACCGAATGAGTTGATTTCGTCGCCGTGTACGAGGAGTGCTTTGTAGTTGCCGACGGTGACGATCTGATACCAGTCCCCCGACATCTGCCAGGTGACGTTCTTGAGGTGAGCGGTGCGTTCGGAGGCGATCCGATACGCCATACGGTCAATGTTGTCTCCTGCTGGCATGTCGCCCTTGCGACCGAGGCGACCGTGATTGCCGAACTCGCACACCACATGCACCTTCTCAAAGAACCCAGCCAACGAAGCCACCATCGACTCCATCACCCGAGATGCCTCGAACAACTGGTCGAACAGGTGGGCTTCGACCTCGTAGGCCTGCCCTGGGAAGATGCCAATACCTTCCACCATGTCGCCACCGAACATCACGACGCATTCCTTGACCGGATGATGCGCCCGCTGAATCTCCGTCAACTCGAACACCTTGCTGGTGAACTGCTCCATCCGAGAACCCAACGTCTCAATCCCGAACGACACGGTACGCTTCCCCAACTGCCAATCCGTAGCGTGAACCAACGCCACCTCAGCCTTCCCCTTCCGCTTATCTTTGCGTGGGGTGATGATGCGATGGTTGGGGACGGCTCGGGCTGCGTCTCGGGCGGCTTGGTAGACGGCTTCTACGAGGTCGTCTGAGCGTTTCTTGGCTCGGGCTTCTTTTTGTTGGGCTTGGCGTAGGGCTTGGCGGAGTTCAGCGATTTCGGCTTGTGCGCCGATGTCGTCAGCGAGACTCATTGAGTTTCTCCCTGTGCCGGTAGATGACGCTGGATGAGATTTTGTGTCCACGCTTGTTGAGTGCGCGGGTGATTTGCATGGCCGAGATGGTTGGGTCGGCTAGGGCTGCTTGTAGGTCTGTCGCGTCCTGTTTGGGTAGGTCTGCGAGGATTTGGTCAAGTACGCTTGGCCGCCCGTTGACGGACGACTTTATTTCTTCGAGGAACTTCCCCATTTGTGGCCTCCTTGAAATGCCAGTCGATGTGTTCCCCTAACTTAGTGTCCAGCCTGTCCAGTTTTCCACCGATCCTGTCGATGGTTTCCATCACTTTTGCGTGGTCGTCACGGTTCTCTTTGCGTGACATCATCAGAAGGGTGGTGATGATTCCACCGACAGCTGTGAGTAACGCTGCGAGAACGACACCCCAATCCATGTCAGACCTGCGTCGCCTTCCAAGCCTTCACAGCATCAGGGGTTGCGTCGCCTGCGACGTATCGGATGTGCCAGGGTTCTGAGTCGAGTTCGTGGCTGAAGCCGTAGAGGTGTTCGTTGGCGAGAAGCCAGGCAAGACGGTTGCCGGTGGCGTCTTTGATGTCGATGGCGATCCCGAGGTTGTGGTTTGAGGTGCCTGGCACAGCCATTGGTGCCATCCCTTTCTTCAGATACCACGCCTTGCCTTTGTAGATGCGTGGCTTCTGCTTCATCAGGGCTGGCTTGGGTGTGTCGGTGTATCGCTGATAGAACCCATATTCTTGCGTCTCCAACGAGCGGTAGGTGTCGGCTTGGCTGGTTGGGGAGAGGTCGATGCCTGCTGCATTAGCAGCAGCATCCATAGCCTCGTATGCATCAGCCGCACAATGGTGAAGTTTCCCTTTGCCTTCGATGCCTCGGAGGAGTTTCGCTGGTAGTTCACCAGGCTTCACTCCTTTCAGGCATGAGCAAAGTTTGACGGGGACGACAGGGTACTTTGACATGGCTTACTTCTGGAACGATGCCTTGATTTCGTCTGCGGTCAACTCACCATCGACGGAGGCGGCGGCGAGCTTCTGGACGACTGCGATGACAGCCATCGCACCAGCCATGATCGCTGACTTGGCGACGGAGACTCCGATGACGGCACCGGTGGTGACGGCTGGGAGTGCTGTGGCCAGGAACAGCGAGAAGAGTCGCTGGAGGAGGTCGAGGAACTTAGCGATGGTCGGGTTCTGCTTCACTTGGGGTTGGTTCACTTTCCCCTCCTTCATCGGTTATGGCTACGTTCAACAAGTGTAGTGCGAACCCAATCAGCGTGAACAGGAGTGCCCAGGTTTGGACTGCGCCGGAGAGGGTGATGAGGGTGATGAGCGATGCCCCGATGGTTAGCCCAAGTGCTAACAGTTCCTTGATGATTCTGCGTATCATTAGCCGTTCCGTCTACGCAGGACTGCCGTTGCTGCTCCCATTGTATTCGCAACCGCCACAAGCGTCACTCGTTCCGCGACGCTGATCGTTTGACCCACCATCTTGTAAGACGACCAGAGGCCTGAGAACACATTGACGTTCTCCTCGAACGCTTGTTTCACTTCGTCGGGTGCTTCGTCGAGGGCTTGGATGATGAGGGCTGCCTGGTCTTCTGTGACGGATTCCTCGTCTAGTCCGGCGAATAGAATCTCGGCTTCGGTGGTTGAGAGGGATTCGACTACGGAAGGATTGATGGCTTGTTGGAGAATCTGCTGGTTGCTCATGCTCGGCTGGATCGATGGCATGGTCGTCGTCGTATCCATGACGAGCGTCGTCGAGCTGCTTGTCGTCGTGTCAGGGATGCTCGTTGTGGGGATGCTGGTTTGAGCGACCGTCGTTTGAGGGATGGTCGTTGACGGTCTAGGCTGAGTTGTCTCAGTAGTTACAGTTGTTTCAGTTGGAGGTTGAGATGTCGTTGTGGTGGTTGCTACTTCCGTTGTTGTGGTTGCTGGAGGCACCCAAACAGGTGCTGGTGCTTGTGTTGTTGACGTTGTTGTATCGGCAACTGTTGAAGTCGTCTCGACGCTCGTTATAGACGGCTCAGGTTCAGTCGTCGTTGTGGTCGGCTGACTGGTTGAGGTTTCCTGAAGCGTCGTAGAAGTGGTGGTGGTGGCAGGGACAGTCGTTTCGGGGACAGTAGTAGTAGAGGTCGTCGTCGTCGGGGTGGATTCCGTTGTATATGCCCATGCTGGAACTATCTCCCAATATCCGTCGTCAATCTTCCAAGCCAGCATAAAGCATGTGCTGCCACCAGCCTCATAGAACCAGCCATCCAACGCATACTCGCCTGGCATAACGGACAGCGTTATGGTCTGCGACCACGAACACCCTTTCAGATTCCAAGTACCAACCTCCACCCCAGCAATCTCAACCGTCCCACCATCATCAGCGGCCACCATGAACTCAATCGACTCATGCTCAGGAATCTGAATGAACCCCTGATAATGCAACATCACCCAATCAGCACGACACCCACCAACCGACCCACCACCCCAAGCCTGATTGATGTTCGATTCGACATAGATGTTGCACACCGGATACGTCTCATCATCCCTCACCGGATACGACGGAGGAATCTCATAGGCCGTAACCACCAGCCCAGGCAACATTTCAGCCTGAGCTGATTGTGGGAAGAACGCGAACGCTAACGCAGGAAGAAGTAGCGCAAGCCTACTCAGCCGGAGGCGTGATCGGTTCTGGCGGCGGTGGTGCAACGAAGTTGTCCGTATCTTCGTCATAGGTGAAGCCGACACCCGCATACGTCTTGCCTGCGGTGTCGAAGAATGTTTCTACCCAGCGTCCAGGGTAACGCTCAGGGTTCTCGGCCATGAAGTCAGCAGTTACGACAGCAACATGAGTCACCACATTGTTGTCGTCAAGTTGAGCGAAGTATTGAGCGGTCATACCTTGTACCTGACATAGACAATGCCAGATCCACCATTTCCTCCAGAATAAACTGCTCCAGATGGCTGACCTCCACCACCTCCACCAGAGGCGGTATTAGCTGATGCTGCTGCACCAGCAACACCTGACGAACCACCAGTCCCACCAATCGAAGAACCACCAGCACCACCAGTTGTTCCACCACCACCACCGCCAGCGGCCTTGTATAGTGTCGCGCCTCCTATGAACGCGCTCACATCAAATCCAACTCCACCAGCACCACCTGTTGTTGATGAATTGTTTGAGCCAATTCCACCAGCTCCTCCTCCACCACCACCAGCCGAATCATTCGCACCGTTTCCACCGGAATATCCATAATCGGTTGACGAATATGCGCTTGTGATACCAGTTGTGAATCCAGTATTTCCAGCACCGCCACCACCAGAACCACCACGAGGATCTCCACCATTAGCAATGGCAAATGGACTACGACCACCGCCACCACCAATGACCGCCAAAGCAGCACCTACTCTTGATGCCCCACCAAGTGCCCCCCATTGACCATCGGTACCGCCAGCACCACCAGCACCAACGGTTACCGCATAGGTTCCAGCAGCAAGATACATGGTCGTTTGTAATTTGCCGCCGCCAGCACCACCACCCGCAGGTCGACTCGTCCCACTTTGTGAACCAGCACCACCACCTCCGCCACCAAACAACAAGAAATCAAACAACCCAGCCTTGGTCACAACAAGATTCGCATCAGCTGTGAACGTATGCACGTTGTAGTTCGTTCCGCTGATCGCAGTACCGACAGCCGTACCAGAACCACCAGTCGCCGAACCATACCCAGTCGACACATCAACCCAAGCCGACCCGTTATAAACCTGCAAACCTGTGGCAGTCGAATACGCAACCATCCCAGCCGAAGGTGTGGGGATGGCTGAGGCGCGGGCTGCGGTTCCGGCAAACACCATGACGGCCTGATCCATCAGATAGCCGTTGACGTCAGCTGCGGTGAGGGTGTCCCCCGCTGACCATGTTTTCTTTCCAAGACCTGGCATGATGTCTCCTAATCTACACGCTCACCCAGGCTGAGCCGTTGTAGACGACGAAGCCGTAGGCGGTTGAGTAGCTACACATTCCTGCGGATGGGGTTGGGATGGCTGAGGCTCGTGCGGCGGTGCCTGCGAACACCATCACCATTTGTTCCATCAAGTATCCGTTGACGTCGGCTGCGGTGAGGGTGTCACCGGCTGACCATTGTTTGCGTCCAAGCCCTGCCATAGTGTTCTGATTCTAGTAGAGGCCGATTGTGGGGTCGTCAAGTTCGGAGCCGACGAATGAGCTGGTTAGTCCCCATGTGGCGGTGCTGGTTGAGGCGTTGGCGGTGCCTGTCCATGCTTGGCTGGTGAGTGTGTAGCCGCTGTAGGTGTCGGCGTAGGTGCCATCAAAATAGGGAAGAAGGGTTGAGCCTGTTTCAATTAGTACGGCATCTACGAGATAAACAAAGGTTCCTGTGTATGCCTGTTGGCATGGTATTGCAACACCCAAGTATGCGGTATTGGCGGGAGTTGTGATACTCCGACTGATGCGCTGCCAACTTGCGGTCAGCGAAGTGTTTGCGCCGTCCGATGAACTAATTAGCACATTTGAAGCGTCATAGTAGTAGGTGTCAATATCGACGCCGATCGTTGTTCCTGATGTTTGTTTGACATAAGCAGAAATAATGTAATTGCTATTAGCTGAAACAGGAATGCGAATGCTGCTAGGACTGAAGTTTTGGAGGCCTGCGCCGTTGCCTGGGTTGGTAAGTGTTACTTGTACTGATGCGGTTCCGATATATGCGTCCGTCGTGATGCGGGCTATGGATGCCGCACCTGTACTACCCCATCCCGTCGTGTTCGTCTCAAAGTTGGGGTTAGTGACGAGGTTGGTGCGGGTCGTGGTCGTGGTGTACCCAGCGAGGATGAATGGGGTGAGGACATCGATCTGACCGAGGCGGAGTCGGATGTCGTGGCGGGATGGGGTGAGGACATGTTGGATGCCTTCGATGACGACGTTCTTGGTGACGCTGGTTGGGCTGCCGGTTGTGAAGGTTTTTGTGGCGGTGAGGACTGAGCCGACATCGAAGGTGGCGACAAGTTCGGTTTGGGCGTCGGTGAGCGGGTTGACGATGAACGAGACTTCATCGAATCGCACTTCAGGGTTTTGGTAGTTGGTGAGGAGGTTTGAGGCAAGGGCTGAGCCTGCTGTGTCGTTGACGAGTGGGATGTCGGTGAGGGAGAAGTTTTTGATTCCGTACTCTGCCTGGGATGCGGTGCCGTTGGCGACGCTGGATGCGGTGCCACCGGAGATTTGGACGGAGACTCGGTTGAGGACGGTTTCGGCACCGTAGACGGTGGTTAGGGTTTGGATGGGGATGGCGGTGCCTGCGGTGCCACCAAGGTTGGCGATAGCGGTAGAGAATGTTGCGGTGATGCGCTGATCGAACTCGACTTGGCCGTTGCGATTGGCGAACAGTCTGCCGTTCTCTGCGAGTTGTACGGCCTGCAACGCTTGAAGGACGTTGGTTTGGTCTTCGTAGGCGACGGTTCCGCAGGTGGCGACACCTGTGCCGATGGATCGGAGTGCGGTTGACCAGGCAACTTCGGGGCGGTCGAGGATGGCGGAGACTCGGGCTGAGGTGAGTTGGCTGGATGGGTTGAAGGCGTTGAGGTTGGTTTGTCCGAGTTGGGTGAGTGCGTCGACTGCGAGGATGGTGGCGGTTGAGAGGTTCGGCATGTCGTAGTCGATGTTGAGGTCGTAGACGTAGCCTTTGAAGAGGGCTGCGGTTCCGGCTGAGCCTCCGTAGACTTCGACGGCTCGACGTGGAGCGATGCCGAGTGAGCCTTGATACCAGGGGGATGCGGTGTTGATGGGGTCGAAGTAGCGGTTGGCTGCACGGTCGTCGGCGACGATGGAGAGGGTGCCAGGGTTGAAGGTGTCGAGTTGGCTTGATCGGCCACGATTGATGTTCACCGATTGGACATATTGGGTGATGTCTACGAAGTCTGTGGTTCCGTCAAGTTTGTCGGTGCCGTCAAGGACTGAAGTGTTGAGCTTGAATGCGTCGGTGAGGAAGCCGACATCAAGAAGCACTTTGAGTGTTTCCCCCCAGTTCATTGTTGCTGGCATCGGCTACCTTCCAAACAATGCGCCGGTAGAACCATTCGAGAACTGAACCCCAGAAACCGTCGCATACTGACGCAAATACTCAGCAATCTCAGCCCCAACCTCCTGACCTGATGCACCCAACCCAGCGTTCACCGTCACCGCAACCGTCGGTGCTGCGACAATACCGGCACGAGGAGCATTCTGAGTCTGCTGAATAGAAGCAAGCTCAGACGCAAACGGATTCGGCACACCAGCCGATACCTTCGGGAATTGCTTAGTCAAATCCAACTGCACACGAAGCGACTCATTGTACGCATCCAACGCCTCACGCTGAGCATCGATAGCGTCAGCAACACGCCTCGTCATATCGGCCTCACGTTCCTTTGCGTCAGCCAAATCCGAAGCCAACTCCTCATACACAGCAGACCCAGGGATCGCACCAGATACCTGCTCATTCAAGAACCGTTGAGCCTCACCCAAATCTTTCGTCGCCTCATACTGCGCATCCGTCGCATCAGTCACAGCCAACTTCGCCTCAGCCAAACGAATCTCAGCCTCACGAATCTTTTGCGGATTCGACTCAGGATCAGCACGAACCTCAGCCAACTCCTTCTCCGCATCCTTCACAGCAAACACAGCCTGCTCAACCCTAAACCCAGACCGAGCCACATCACGCTGAGCCGCATCCAACTTCCGTTGAGCATCCTTAGCCTGCTGCGAATCCGCACCATACCCAGCCACTGCCTGATTGAACGCAGCCTGAGCCTTCTCACGCTCCGAAGTCGCATCAGCCAAAGACTTCTGCGAATCAGCCACAGACTCCCCAGCCGACTTCAACCGCTTCGACGCAGCCGTCGACTTATCAATAGCCTCGGTCAACATCTTCAACTTCTCAGCCGCAGTCTTGACGGTCTTAGCCACCCCACCCTTACCGCCACCGCCGCCACCCTCACCGAAGATATCGGCAGTTGCCTGACCGGTTGCATTGAACTCACGCTCAGCCCGATCAGCCGTCGTCACCTCACGCTTGTAATGATTGATGCCGATGGCCAGCGCATCAAACGCTGAGCGCAGAGCATCCGTATCGATGACCTCTTTCGTGGCGGCAGCGAATGATTTGACTGCACCAACAACATCACCTTTCAATATTTGGAACTGTGCCTTCGAGATATTGAACGCTCTGGCAGCAACATTGGCGAACTCCGCAACCCCAATCGTGATCGCTCGAAATGCGCTAATCACAGCAGGGCCACTTCGACCAGACTCATAGACAAGCTGCTGGAACGCAGCCACCAACCCCTTCTCGCCGATGACCGTCGTAATGCGCTGAACAGCAGGTACCACATTCGTCACAATGAAATCAGAGAACTGTTGCAGATACGGCAACAAGGCCGCCCCCACCGTCTCAACAATCTCACCGAACTGGCCTTGCAGAATCTTCAACTGACCTTGGAACGTGCCAGCAGCAGTCTTCGCAGCACCACCAAACTGATCGTTCAAGTCACGAAGAACCTGATTGAAATCCTTGGACTTCTTCGTGTTCTCATCAATCGGGATGCCGAGCCTGGTGAGCGCGGTGAACTGACCGTTCGCACCTCTAGCCAACGCGATGCTGACGCTGTTCAAGTCCTTGCCGGTGGCGGTACTGATGTCCATTGCAGTTGACAAGAGGTTCTGTGCCTTGGTCAGGTCACCAGTACCACGAACAAGAATCGAAAGAGCATCACGAAGGTCGGTATCCGAAATACCCGTCAACGCCTGCTGCTCAGCAATCAACCGCTCAGTCGAAGCAATCAACGCATCCGAAGCACCAACCGTCTTCTGCAACTGATCGGCCAACAATGCCTGACTCTTCTGATCCTCAGCCGCAGCCTGCGTCGCCTTATACAACGCACCAGCAACCCCAACCACCGCAGCCGACACCCCAGCCGTCGCAACCGCAGCCCCCGTGAACATGTCCTTGAACGAACGGCTAACGACCGTGCCACTATTGCCGACCCCAGCCAGCCCGTTATTGAGCTTCTTGAACCCATCGAGAGCCTTGTCGGTATCAGAGACGAACCGAACAACGAATGTACGCGCACCAGCCACGCGCCGATTCTACTTCAACTGCGAATACAGGCTTTCCCACTCAGCAAGCA